CGCTGAAATGGAATCTTTAACTCCAGATGATATTAGTTTCTCATTCTCTGTGCGTACTTATGATAAGTATGTTAAGTGTGAGCATCCTTTAAAATTAGATAAAGGCGTTCCAATCTATACTAGAGCAGCCGCTTATCATAATTTTATGTTAAAGGAAACCAATAATAAAAAATACAATCGAGTTATTAGCGGTAAAGTTAAATTCTACTATGCTGCTCAAAACCAATACGATTTTGATATTTTTGCATTTTCTCCAGGAGTTTATCCAGCCGAGTTTGCAATTCCAATGGATAAAGATCAACAATTCTTTCGTTTGATTTGCGAACCTCTAAATAAGTTGCTTCTTGCAATGGGATTGCCTCAAATTAATCCTCAACTGCGTCGTGCAATTGAAGTAGTTAAGCATAAACCTAAAAAGGGTCAAGATATTCAATCTTTCCCAATTCATATTGTAGATTCGGAAACATTTGAAAATACTTTAGTACCAGAAGCTCTTCAAGAGTTTATTGCAAATCCAGATTCAGCAATTCCACCTCAATTGATGCCACAGTACCTAAGTATTGTTTCTAAATATGGTTTAAATACGGTAGTTGTTCCAGATGCAGAACTTGCAAAATATATTGATAAAATCAAGAAAAAGAAAGCTTCCAAAGCCGTCGTAGTCGAAGAAGATGAGCTAGAAGAAGTAGAAGATTAATTAGATGGAAATACATGAGGTTTCAAAGTTTGTTAAAAGTGTCTTGGGCGCCAGGTTTCCTGGCATTCATGATAAACAGACTATTGAAGAGAGCGATGGCAAATTAAATTTTGCTTGCCCATTTTGTGGAGACTCTAAGGTCAAAGCATCCAAAAAAAGAGGCCACCTCTATTTGGAAACTAAAACCTATAAATGTTTCAATGATGGTTGCATGGCATGGATGAGCCTTGCTGAATTTGTAGCCAGTTTAAGTAATCAATATGGAATTATTTCATCCCTATTTCTAGAAGAAAAGGATCTTGAGGTAAATTACAAAAAAACTACTGAAAATCATCTTGTTAGATTTTTAACTTCTAATCGTAAAAGTATGATATCGATTACTGATGTCATAAACAGATTTTCCCTAAGAAGACTTGATCAAATTTCAGAAAATTCTGCTGCATTTAAGTTTGCCCAATCCAGAGGCTTAACTAAAGTTCAAAACTTTGGCGATATTATGTATGCTGATACAATGGACAATAAAGTCTATATCTTTAATTTTGACCATCGTTCTGGTAAAATCCTAGGTCTTGCTACTAGAAGCCTAGATCCATTTACTGACAGAAAATATTTAATTAAATCTTATAACGAGGTTTCTAAAATATTTACAAATGGTGATACTCCGGAAATTATCGATGATGCAAACTATCTTAATAATTATTTTAATATCTTAAATGTTGATTTTACCCAACCTCTTATGGTAACTGAGGGTCAAATTGACTCTATGTTTTTAAAGAATGGATTGGCTACTTCTGGTGTTTCCAAAGCCAAATCAATCCTAAAAGCAATGGGTGCTGTTGATATTAAAATTATCTTTGATCGCGATAAAGCAGGAAAGGACTCAATGCTAGCCTTTATTAAAGATGGATATTCTGTATTTTTATGGAATAGTTTAATTGCAGAATTAAAAAAGAAATTTCCTACTCAAATTATCAAGCTATCAAAAATTAAAGATATTAACGATCTCTTCTTATTTCTAAATCGACAGGATCCAACTTTTACAATTTCAAAATTTCAAGACTTAATAGGTAAGCACTTTAGTAATTCTGTATATGATATCGTCTATCTATAAATATTAATATGAAAGACCCTAATCAAAAAAAGAATATTAAAACATTTCTTAAACCTAGAATTGGTGGATCTGTAAAGCAAGGTTATTTTAGACCTCAAAATCCAGATCGATATATGGGTGATCCTACCCAAATTATTTACAGATCAAGTTGGGAATATAAGTTTTTGAAATGGTTAGATTCAAGTCCTTCTGTTCTTAAATATTCATCTGAACCATTTGGAATTCCTTATTACAATCCAATGGACAAACGCGGTCACATTTATTATATTGATTTCTTTGTTAAGTTAGTAGGCCCCAATAATACTGAAGAAAATTGGTTAATTGAGATTAAACCAAACAAATATGTTTCGCCTCCAACTAAACCAAAGAGAATGACCGATAAACAAACTGCAAATTATGTCTATGCTGCAAAGCAATTTGTTATGAATCAGGCCAAATTTGAGGCAGCCAGAGACTATGCAGCACAAAAAGGAATTAGGTTCGGAATTATTACCGAAAACTTCTTATTTAAAAGTTTGTAGAATATAAAGATGATCAAGCCAACATTTAGTGCCCAAATAGACGATTTTAGAAATAAAGGTGAAAAACTAGAAGATCCATTCTTTAGTAGTATTTCGCCATTGCCTGAATCTGTTTTTATTCCAGGTCATATTTACACATTTTTTGCTCAGCCAGTTGATGACCAACAAATCCCAACCGCTGATCAGTATCTTGATGCAAAGGAAATGGCAAAATATTCAATTAAACGGCCGTATTACGACCAGCTTCCAATTGGTATTTGTCTATCAAACAGTGCAACTGAAGTTACTATATTGAATCTTAAAGTAATGCCCGTAGGGGCTACTCAGATTATCCTGAACATACTTTGGCAAACCCTTAATAGTATCATAAGTAAATCATATGATGATAAAGGGGAGTTTATTGGTGATACCAGGAGACTATACAGGCTACCTGAATATGCAGCACTAATAGGATTTAATGCAAATCCATTTATGATGGCAGATCTTTTTCAAAATGCGAGCGGCGGTAGATTTAACATTCGTTACGCAGTAAATAAATATCAAAAAGCAAATATTACAAACCCAACACTTATACCATTCCACCTGGTTCCCAGAATTGCTCAAACTAATATTTTCGATGGAATTCAGACCAGATCTTTAAGCATGGACTCAGTAATATCACAATTTAACGCATAATTATGGCAGGATTTCTAGACAATATCGGCTTAGGAGGACTTAAATCAAGACTATCAGATTTAAGCCGAGTTGGTATGAAGTACGAGGATCTTTTAATTAAGAACTCACAATCGATAGGATTTATTGAAAGTCAGTTAATGCAGGCGAGAGGAAATGTTTTAGCCGGTGGCCAGCAAGACTCCTTAGCTAGAGCAACTATGGCAATATCAGATACTACATCTGCTCTTAGAACTAAAGCCATTGCATTCTTTCAATTAGATTACGCAACCAAACGAGAAAGATTAAGAGATCTTGCATCAAACGGTGAAATTGAATTTGTAATCGAATCAATTACCGATGACGTTATTGTATTTGATGAAGATAACCGTTTTGCATATCCAAATGACTTGGTTGGTGAAATGCTCTATAAAGGAAAAAATAAAGAGCAGCGTCTTAAGTATCAAGAAAAAGTTATTGAAAAATATAACGAAAATTTTGAAAGAATCTACAATGCATGGGGCTTTAACGAAGGAATTTCAGCATGGCAATATTTTTATCAGTGGTTGATTGAAGGACATTTAGCCTTTGAGATTCTTTATGATGACTTACAAAACCCAAGAGAAATTATTGGATTTAAAGAAATCGATCCATCTACTCTATATCCACAAATTAAAAAGGATGCAGCCGGAAAGATCTTTTTAGAATGGGCCCAGAAAGTTGCAGGAGAATCTAAAGTAAGAACCCTTACCGATTCCCAAGTTCTTTACTTATCATATTCAAATCACTTTAGAACAAAACGTATTTCGTTTGTTGAAAGAATGGTTCGATCATTTAACTTAATGCGTGTTATTGAACACTCTAAAGTTATTTGGCATACTATGAATGCTCCTATTCGTTTAACAACCAAAGTTCCAATTGGAAGTAAGTCCTTAAATAAAGCAAAGGAAGATGTTCGTGAATTTGCAAATCAATTAAAGGAGGATATTTTCTTTGATACTAATACTGGAGAAATCCAAGTAGACGGTCGCCCTAACTTATTATTCTATAAGAATTATATTTTACCAGTAAATGACCAAAATCAGGCAATTGAAATTGCTCCATTGGAATATGCTGGTCCAAATATGTCAGGTTCTGAACTTCTTAACTATTTCAAAGAAAAGTTAAAGATGGACTCCAAGATTCCCTATTCAAGATGGGATTCGGCAAATGGTGCAGGCCAATATACAATGAATGCTGAAGGTATTCGTCGTGAAGAAATTCGTTATAATAAGTTTATAACGCGTCTTCGTTCAGCCTTTAAAGAATTATTGACTAAGCCACTATATCTTCAAATGTGTCTTGATTTTAAAGACCTAAAAGACGATTACCGTTTTAAAAACGCAGTAGGTATTAACTGGCATGATGATAACGTATTTGAAGAAATCAAACAACAAGATTTACTTAATAAACGTCTTGCTACTCTTAACGCGCTTAAAGGAGTTGTTGATGATGAAGGTAAGCCATACTTCTCTACTGAATACTTGGTTAAAGAGTATTTAAGAATGAGCGATGAAGATCTTCAAAAGAATAAAGATTATATGAACCAAACTCCAACTGGAGAGGGTGAGGCTGGAGAAGCCGCAGCACCAGGTGCAGCACCTGAAGCAGGATCTGCTCCAGAAGGAGGAGCCGGTGCTGAAGCTGCAGCCGGAAAAGAAACTGCAACTGAATTAGGCGCACCAGGTGCTCTATAATTAAGTCTCATATTACCACATAAAAAAAGCCGCATTAGCGGCTTTTCTTTTTTATATTGAATAGGTTATTCGTATGCAATAACAAACCTAGTATTTTTATCTACTGACAAAACAACGTGAACTGCATCGCGATATTGATCATTGTCATTTGTTACTAAATATGCCTTTGCTTCCCAATCTCTATTTTTTAGTAGTGTACAATATTGTTCTAATTGAGATCTTACTTGTTCTTCAACATTAACTATATCAAAATCTTCACTAAACTCAAATAGGTAATTATCTTCATCGATGCCATAGTCGGCTGCGCCTAAAACTGATCTATTTGGAGTCATTAGGGTCATTTTAATTTGAGATAATAAAAGTTGCATCTCTTCTTGTTCAACAATTGACTCTTCAGTATAACCTGGTTCGTTTTCGTGTTTTATGTAAATATCTGTAATCATATTAGAATCTCATTGTATACATCCAACCGGCAGAGTTTTCACCTTTAATTGCCTCTAAAACTGCAGTCATTTCAGTATCAGCCTTTGTTACTAAGTTAGCATAGTTTATTTTAACATCTCCAGGCAAAACATAGTCAAATGTTGTAATCATTTCCCCAAGTCTTTGCTTAGATTTTGCTCTGCAATATCGTTGAAACATTTCATCTTCATAAAGATTAGATGGATCAATCTTTTTTGCAACTTCAAGAACAGCGCCTCTTTTTGGAGTTCGGCCAAGCACCATTAATTGTTTGGTGTTTTTATTATAATCATATGCAATTGTATCTAATAGAAATGCTCTAGTTAGATCCAAAAATGAAAACATTACTGTTCTATACATTAACGATTCTCCAACAAATGGAGTTAAGTACATTTCTGCTCCAACAAATTTATTTTCTCCGAAATCTCGGTCAATCGTTGAGAACACAGAAGCTCCAGTTGGTTCAACCGCTTTATGTACAAACTGTACGCAATCTGGAAGTGTAATAGTACGGCTGCTTGTAAATTGACCGGCTGTAAATACTTCAGTTGGAATTTGCAAATACGCTTTATCTAGAGCATACTGCCAATTATCATAAAAGAACACCTCGGCGTTTTTAATTACCCTTTCTACCTCTTTGGTTGGAAGTTGATATGGAAGGGACCCCGAAAACGTTACTTCATCAATAATATCTGATATTAATTCTTGTCTAGTCACGCGATTTGCGTTATTTTATTTAGGCGGTAGGCGCCTGAGCAGCAGCAGTTTTTGCAGCCTCTGCCTTCTTTTTATCTTCTTCGGTTTTAAGCTTAGTTACTTCTGCAATTTTTAATTTAACTACATCAAGTTCCTTTTGTGCATCTAATACCTTTTGCATAGCAGTTGCCTCTTGTTGGTTTAACGCAACTAGGTCTGCAGCAGCATCTTCGTTTAGTCCAAAATAGTTTTGAAATGACTTAACCATTTTAATTTTATTCTTTTTGTTATTTATCGGAAATATAGTCCGAAAAAGTTTTTATACGGCTTGTTCCAGATCCTGGATTTGCTCCAAGTTCCTGTCTTCCGCCTTTATACATGCCCCATTGTGCAGGTACCCGTATAGTTCCGCCGACTCTTTGTGGAGCTCGCTCTGGTGGTAAATCATCCATATCTGGATTACTTTTCTTGCGGTCTCTGAGTAATTCTGGGGTTAGCAGGTCCTCTTCAATCTTTCCGCCTAATATCATCCAAACCTTTTTGGGATCCTTTCCTTCAGGGATCCCCTGTGAAAACTTATCAAAATCTTGTGCTAACCAAAACTCTCTCATTAAGGTTCCAGATACACCATCTTCATCTCCTTCTGCACCAGAGTTTCCTCCAAATTCAGGACGAGCGGTTTCAATTCGGTTAATTTTAGAGATACTGCCTTTCCACTTTTCCATAGCGGCCCAGCGAGGCATATCTTTATCGGTCGCATAGAGATTAACGACTGTATTTGGTGCGTACTGAGTTTTACCAAGTGATTCAACAAATTCATAACCACTTCTAACTGGAGTAACCTCTGCTAGGTGAAGTTCAACATTGTCAAAGTCTTCAAGATAGTAATCTAATACATCTTGTGTAGCCTTTCCACTAATACCGGCCATTTCAGTTTTTGAAATAAAAACGTGAACCTCGTCATTTTCTTCAGCAATTTTTGCAATTGCTTCATAGTGACCAGTATGAGGTGGTTTAAATTTACCGCTAAAAATACCAACTGTTCTAATA